CGCGAGGGTTCGAATCCCTCGTCCTTTGCCAATGCTTACTAGACTAACGGCAGGTCGCCTGGCTCTGGACCAGGTAGTCGAGGTTCGAATCCTTGGTAAGCAGCTTTGGAGGATAGCACCCGATGGTGGGTAAGCGGTCTAGAAAACCGTGCTAGTCTCTGGCTAGGGGTTCGACTCCTCTATCCTCCTCTTGGATTGCATGGCGCTGGGCGCCAGGCGGTTTGCTAAACCGCCCTAGTCGCAAGGCTAGTGGTTCGATTCCACTGCTCTCCGCTGCTTGGATGCTGGGACATAAGGGAGGCTGTAACCCTCTCGCCTTCATTGGCTACGTGAGTTCGATTCTCGCACGAGCAACTGGCTGCGATCCTCCTGGGGAGGATCTCGTCTGCAAAACGAGAGGTCCGGTTCAAATCCGGCGTGGCTTCTGGGTCCTGTCAAGGTGACACGCTAGTCTTGCAAACTGGCTCAGGTCGGTTCGATTCCGACAGGTTCCACTGGGAGGTAGTATAACGGTGCATTACCCCGGGCCGATAACCCGGAGAAGAGGGTTCAACTCCCTCCTTCCCTACCAAGCCTTGTTGGCGTAGTGGTCAACGCAGCCGCCTGTCGAGCGGAAGATCGCCGGTTCGAATCCGGTACGAGGCGCGCAGCAGTAGCCCAACGGCCGAGGCAACAGGCTTAGACCCTGCAAGACGTGGGTTCGAATCCCACCTGCTGTACCAAGCTCCATTCGTCTAGTGGTCTGGACATCTGGTTCTCACCCGAGAGGTGAGGGTTCAATCCCCTCGTGGAGTACGCAATAACTTGCCCTACTAGCTCATTGGCAGAGCACTGGAGTGAAATCCCAGGAGACGTGGTTCGATTCCACGGTTCGGCACTGTGACCATGTTGTAATGGTAGCCTGCCAGGTTGTGTCCCTGGCTGCGAGGGTTCGATTCCCTCTGGTCACCCCGCAGGTATAGTTCAAAGGACAGAACGCTAGGCTACGAACTTAGCGATGGGGGTTCGAGTCCCTCTACCTGTACGATCCGGTCGCACAAATGGAAGTGCATCAGGCTCTTAACCTGTGAGAATGTGGGTTCAAGTCCCACCCGGACCACTGTGGAGTGGGGATTAAGCATTCCCTTAAGATCAAGCATCGCGCTTGGCGCTCCTCTTGCCCTACTAGTTCAACGGCATAGAACGGCTGTTTAGTAATCAGCGGATCGGGGTTCGATTCCTCGGTGGGGCTCGCAAGATCTATGGAGTATGGCCAAGTGGCAAGGCAGCGGACTGTTAATCCGCAGAGCGCAGGTTCGATCCCTGCTACTCCAGCTGTCTCGGTGAAGGACGCAGTCGAGTTTCCTAAACTTGATATCAGGGTTCGACTCCCTGCGAGACTATACGTGAGTCGTCTAGCGGCAAAGGCTCCTGCCTTACAAGCAGGTAAGCGTGGGTTCGAGTCCCACCTCACGTACCGGTACGCTGTCGCCAGCAAGCAGTACTGTAGAGAAGACTGGCACCACTGAGCGAGCGAAGCCACAGCTCCCTAGCTGTGGCTTTTGGCGTTCACCATCTATTAGGAGAAACATGAGCGACGCATGGGGTATTGAGGACAACACGAACCTGGCCGGAAACACTGAACTTACCGGGCCTAAGGCACTTCGTGATGCATACGATGCGGTGAAGGCGAAGAACCAGGAGCTAGCGGACGGTCTGGCCGCCGTCACTAAGCAGCTCCGCGACAACGCCGTATCGAGTACCCTCGGTGAGCTTGGAATTCCCGCCACTGCCGTAGAGCAGTACAAGGGAGAGGCGGACCCGGTAAAGGTCCGTGAGTGGGCAACCACTATGCAGTCCCTCTTCGGAGGTGGCGGTGGAACTCAGGTTCCTGCCCCAACAATTGAGCAGGCGCCAGCAGTCACCCTTGAGGGTGATGCGGCGCAGCAGCTTCAGCGTCTCAACGAGGCGGGTCAGCAGGGAACTCCTGTAGGCAACTTTGAAGCAGCTTCAGCCTCGCTCAATGATGCTACTGATACTAAGGCTCTCATCCAGGCTTGGCAGAATATCAAGTAAGTGGGAGCCCTCCTCGTAGGAGGTAAGTGGTGGCTAACGCCTTCACTGGTACTGCCGCAATGGCGAACCTCGTCCAGACCACGTACGACCGTGCTCTTGAGTTCGCCCTTCGCGCGCAGCCCATGTTCCGTCAGGTCGCAGACAAGCGACCTGTACAGCAGGCAATGCCTGGTAGCTCCGTAGTATTCGAGCTGTACCAGGATCTCGCTCAGGCGGTAACTCCGCTTAATGAGCTAGTGGACCCGGACGCAGTAGCGGCCGGTAACCCAACCACTGTCAGCGTGACGCTGAACGAGTACGGTAACTCCATCCTGATCTCCAACAAGCTGGACCTGTTCAGCTTCACGGACGTGACCGCAGGTCTCGTGAACCAGGTGGCGTGGAACCTTGTCGACTCCGTTGACACTGTTGTGCGTACCGTCCTCGATGGTGGAACCAACTACATCCGCGACAATGGTGCATCTGGTCCCGTGTACAACGGTGCCCAGACCACTGTTGGAACTACTGCGGCTGACATCTTCGCCTCCACTTGGGTTCGTCTCGCAGTTGCGAAGCTGCGTACGAACAAGGTTCACCCCAACAAGGGCAGCTTCTTCACCGCGTACATCCACCCCGAGGTCTCTCACGACCTTCGTGCGGAGACTGGTGCAGCAGCATGGCGTGACCCGCACAACTACTCTGCGGCTGAGAACATCTGGGCTGGAGAGATCGGCGAGTATGAGGGTGCAGTCTTCATCGAGACTCCTCGCACCACTATCGGCGTAAATGCCGGTGCCGGTGGAACCGTCGATGTGTACAACACGTACTTCACCGGACAGCAGGCTCTTGCCGAGGCTGTGGCGGAGGAGTTCCACACGGTCCGTGGACCGGTAGTGGACAAGCTGACCCGCTTCCAGCCTCTCGGCTGGTACGGCGTGGCTGGCTGGAGCATCTACCGTCAGGAGGCCCTCATCAGGGCCGAGTCCGCTTCTTCGATCGCCGTCAACTAATGGCAGCGCATCTCAGGGTTGGCTCTACGGTCGACATTGAGTAGGAGGGTCCTTCGGGATCCCTCTCTGGCCAGGGAGTGGTTACGAATCTAACCGATTCGTACATCGAACTGGAAGGCCATCCGGCCCTCATCGGCAATCGTGCATTCGCGTGGTCTCACGTGCTGCACGTAACTGTCACGACTCACTGACGGATGGGGCCCGCCTTCGGGCGGGCCCCATTTCTCGTAACTAAGGAGCATCAATGTCCGGTGCAGATAACACCAGCATGACTCTGCGCACCACCGCAGTATCCACCACCATGACTCAGAACGACTACGTTCTGATGGTTATCGGTGCAGGTGGAGCGGTAACTGTCACTCTTCCGAGCGTGACTGCACTTCAGCCGGGACGTCCGTACACCGTGTACAAGGACAACGCGGCTCAGACCATCACCATCGACCCAGCTGGTTCTGAGACGATTGATGGCGGAGCGACTACTACGCTTCTGACTGGCCAGGTTCACGCGAAGACCTTCGTGTCCAACGGAACTGCATGGTTCATCATCGGCGAGTACGACGCACTAGCGGCGTAATGGGAGGAGCCTCATGCCCTGGCTATATACACTCAATACAGTGGATGAGGCTCCTTTCGCCTGGAACCCACTGCATGAAAGGTTCCGCATTCCAAGGGGCATCTCCGTCAAGGAGATCGCCCCTTGTGAGTACGTTGAGGTTCGCTATGATGCGTACACCAACGAGCTTGGTGCGGTCAACCTTCCCACCCCGGCTGGCGGCTGGGGTGATCCCAACTTCTGGGAGCAGCCCTCTGCGGGGCTGAACTATTTCCGTGGAGGATACGAGCACATCGTATCCGATGCGGTAAAGGCATGCCTGATCTCTTCGGGCGTGGCGACTGAAGACAATTTCGGGCCAGCACCTGGCACGTTCGGATTTAATGGGTTCGGTATGGGACCCTTCGGAGGACCCTGATGGCATTCCTGCCTATCGCACGAGGAAGTTCCGACTGGGATGTGCCAGTCAATGCCGCATTCACGGATCAGGATGCGCGCATCACGGAGGTAGAGAGCCGCACGGCGGGCCAGCAGTTCTATCTTCTGGTCGCATCGAACTCTGCTCCCACCGAAGTCAAGGCCAAGGCCGACTACGTGTGTGACGGCGTTGCTGACCAGGTGGAGATCCAGGCCGCCGTTGATGCAGCTTTCGCCTCCGATGGATGCGCTGTCCAGCTGTCGGCTGGACCGTTCCTCACCACTGCACCAATTACCCTTCATCCCACCGTCACGCTTCAGGGCGTGCACGGTGACGGTATCTTCAACCCTGACCAGCTGACCGCTACGTCCTACATCGCTCCCCAGG